CTATTTACCGTGATAATTCACAATTTCAACAATTTCCACTTCTTTTATCTCAATCCAGATATACTTGCCGTTCTCATCTGTCGGAATGGGGTCTTCATGGGGTTCGAATATCAACCGGTATGGTTGGTCAAGATCGCACGCCCATTGTCCTTTCCTGTCTTCTTTCAGTTCATGATAATGTCCAGGCAGATAACGTACATCCTCAAGAGTTTCAGCTCTGTAGAGGTCCCTTAAACGTAGCAGGAACAGATTTCCTCTTGTCTTGCCAAGTTCCTTTAGGCATTTTCTTGGGTCGGACGCAATCTTTTCCAGCTTCCTGTTCTGAAAGAATAACTCCATTGTTTGTCTTTATTTGACTTACACATTCTGTTATGTTTTTCTGATGCAAAGTTAATGCTTTGTTTTGAATGACAGAATATGTAAGCCAAAATTAGTCTATAATTTATGCTTTATTCACTGTTGACGGATGCCAACTTTCAATGGTTTGAATCATGGCCAATGAATTTCTGGCATCAGTCCCATAAAGAAGGCGGCAGGTTCTTTTCCAGATATTCCAGTTCTTTTGCAGCATTCAACAGGTGTCGTATCTGATTGTCCGCTGTATGATTGTCAGCATATTCTTCCTTGCTGATGCGTCGGATGGAAGGCAGACCGCTGAATTGCAGGGTCGGATTGACTTTCCAGCCGTCCGTAAACTTGTCCGGCATGAGGCTGTCGTGACAGATGACCTCACCGACACACCCGTGAATCAGCATGTTGCATACGGTCATCATGCAGCAGGTCCGGCTGATGTCTTCACCGACCAGGTAATTGCCCGGAAAATGTACATGGTAGGCCAGCAGCAGCCTTCCGCTTCCGCAGGTCGGGTCACTGATGCGTTTGCCCGTAGTGCCTTTCTCAGTCCTTGTACATTGGACCATCAGCTCGCAGATGGAAGCCGGGGTGAAAAACTGGCCGAGATACTGCTGTCCGCTTTTGGAACAGTAGGCCATGTGAAGTTCCCCGAATGCATCGAACCAGCCGGACAGGGCAGTCTGCCGTTGCATGATGCCGACCCATTCCCGGGTCATCTCCAGGAATGCCATATTCTGCTGCCGCTTGTATTTCCAGTCCTTCAGGGGTGGTGCACCCGGTGAGAATCCGTGTATGATATACCGCAGCAGGTCATTGAACACCTGCTGGACTTCGTAGCCGCATTCTCCGGCCAACCGGCTGATGATTCGGTCGAGCGGCTTGACTTCGTTGGATAATTCAAATTTTGCCATATGCTTGTTGTTATAGGTGATTGTTTTCCGTGTATGCTTCCCGGTTTTGGACATACCGCTCCACTTGCCGGGCGACCATGTCACAGAACCTCTGTCCTTTGTCCTCCTCTCCTCTGAAATAGGCTATCATGCCCAACAGGTTCTTTTCGTAGTAGTGAACCCATTTCTCATAGTAGTGTGCACCCGGCACAGGACCGAAGGTTTCCTGAAACAGCTCCCGCGTCAGTTCTTCATCCGGATACCGGTTGTATTCCCAGAAAGCCAGTGTCAGCCATTCGTTATAGTTCAGTTTCATCAGACAAATGATTTTAATGGTGATACATATATATAAGGTAAGAGGCATACAGGTGAAGATGATGTTCCTCTCCTGTATGCCTCATGCCGCAATCCAGATGCCGGTTTACGTATGGATGCTCCATCCGTGGAAACGGTCCAGGGTTACGGCAAACGACCGGTCCGGGCTGCCGTGATACAGCAGTCCGCCCACAATGCCGGTTCTTCCGTCCGCATACCGTTCGCAGAATCCGAACGAATAAGGAGCTGAGTCATAATAAAGTTCGATTTCACAGCCTTGTCCGTTCTTTTCCCATTGCTTGAGGCGTTCCAGACAGTTCTGCAATGTCCGGTCCTGGATGGAGTTGGCATACTGTACGACCTTGTCATAATGTTCTTGTGAACAACAGATTTTCATGATGATGGATTTTAAAAGTGAATGAATCATTTGGTATTCAGTCTATCCAGAATGTGCCGCAATGAGGGCAGCGGCATCCGGCCGGATAGTCGTTGGAGTAGCGTACGTCACGGTGACGCTTGTAATTCATGTCTCCGAATGTGCATCGTCCGCTGCGGAAAGTCCTTTCATAAGCCTCTTCCTGCTGTTGGTATCCGGTCATCCGGCTTTTCCGGATGGAACCGTTGAAGGGCCGCATGTCCGTTTCCCACCGGGTGGCCTGGCACCAGTCGTGGCTCATGCCGCAGATCTCAACTGCATAGGAATAATGTACCTGTGAATCCACAAACAGATTCTCCCGGCAGAACGGCAGGGTGATGTCCAAGGGAATGTGTACGTGATAACCTGAACCGTTGCGGCTGTCAACGATGGCCACCACCACATTTCCGCTGAAGCGGATACGTTGGAAATCCTCCTTCTTTCCGGGGCTGATGAGTCTGTCAAACCGGGCATTGAAGTAAATCCGTAGTTCTCCGCCGTATGAAGCGTTTTCAACGAGTTCTTTAACCGGTCCGTCATATTTTCCTTTGGGAAGGCGGAGTGCACGCCGTACCTTGTAGCACGCCATGGATACCGATTCACCCCGTTCCGGGCAACCTGTGCTGTAACCGTCTATTTCTACTCCGAGGGAATAGAACAGATTGGTGTCGCAGGAATTCCGTATCAGGTCCTTTGCCGGATTCGAATCATTCCGCTCATAGATGAGGTCACGGATCTGTTCCTCGTGTTCTTTAAACAATCCGGACAGACCCGCTTTCTCCATATTTCTGCGTGTCTCGTCCATATATTCCTCCAGATTCTCCTGTTCCTGGCTTCCATACCATTCGAAACTCTTTTCATACAGATTTTCCAGGCTGTTGGACCGGAGACATTTCTCCTGAATATCTTCATGTTCATCCAGACTGTCCCGGTAATCCACATAAAAAAGGCTGACATATCTGGGCAGAAACTCCGCAATTTGCGATATAGGGTTCATAGGATTGGATATTTTAAGTTATACCATCTTGATTTTCAATTTTCGGCTGTCAGTTCATCTTCATATACTTCCAGCTCCAGGCCGCTCTCGACCACCCGTACCAGCCAGCGGTAAGGCAGTCTCTCGATCAGTTCAACGGCACGGTATCCCCTGTAGGGGCGTTTCAGAAATACAATGTTTCCTTCTTTCATTACAGGATAGTTTTTAAGGTGGATGAATCGGAAATGTTTTCCATGCAATTCTCTCTTTTGACCGTCCTCAGCCGCTTCAGCAGATAGAGGAAGTAGTCCTGGTCGTAGATACGGAAAAGGAATTCTTCTCCGGTCTCCTTGACCTGTCCGAAGAAAGTGGCGGATTCCCGGTTGGTGGGATACTGGAAAAAGCAGCCGCCGGAAATGAGGGTAAGATTTTCCTGGAACGCACGGTCTATCAGGCAGTCCGGTGTTTCATAGGTACCTTTTCCCCAACAGTATCGGTAATGGCTGTTCCGCAGGCTTTTCAGGGTATGGGCCATATCTGTCCTTGCCTGCCGGCGGTCATCCCGGTAGACAAGGTTGCACAGGAAAGCCGGTGCTTTGCCGTCCACTGAAAAGAAATAAGGCATCATGTGGCAGAGGTCCGTGCCGTTATCACCGACCGGTGTATCCTTCCCTTTGAGGAGGAAAGCCTTCCTCCGTATCAGTTCCATGTGTCGGTCCGCTTCCTTGTCCAATATGGCTTGCGGCGTGCAGACGGACCGGATTCCCTTGAAGAACCGGTTTTCCCGTGTAAAGCAGAATTCTGCCAGTTCCCCGTAATAGGGCTCGGACAGAAAGAAGGAGTCCTCCCGCTTCCGTATCGGTGGAAGCACGTTCAGCCGTTCAAGATATTCCTTCTTCGTGATTTCCTCGAAAGGGGCACACAGTGCCTGCCGGTAAAGGCGCATCCGCTTTTCCATCTGGCGGGGTGACAGGGCCGTGATGTACGGATTGTCTTTCCGGATGCGCAGCTCTTCCAGCGTTTCTCCGGTACTGTCGCTGTGCAGTCCGTCTGACATGATTGTCAGGCAGACCCCGCTGAAACAGCGGGAATCTGCAATGAATCGGGTTCGGCTGTCCATGGCTACAGCGAGTTGAGGTTCAACACACGTTGGGCGGCAAGCACCGCATTCTGCGTCAGCTGGCGCTGCCAGGCCTGCTGCTTGGGAGACCACTTGAATCCGGAAGCCTTCAGCTCTTTGCGCATTCCGTCGTTGGGAATACTTTCGAAGAGGATCTGCAGCCGGTCGGCTTCGTAGTTCCAGACCAGCGTTCCCCCTTCAAACGGCACTTCCCGTTTTTCCTTCTCCCGGATTTCTTTCAGTTTCAGCCGGTTCTGGCGGGCCACTTCCGGCAGTTGGAAAAAACGGTTGCGTGCCGTGATGACCGGCTTGCTGCTGCGGGCATTGTACTCCCGGACCAGTTCCACCGCCTTCTCCACAATTTCCACTTCACCCTTGCCGGCATAGGTGCTTACCTTGTTCAGGATGCTGCTGACGAACAGGGCACGGCTGTACCCTCTGGCCCGTCCTGCATCAATTTCATGGATGGTGTGTGCGCTGCTGGAAATGTCCCGTTTCAAGCGGTTCCATGACTCTTCCTGATGTTTTTCCAGATTGGAAACATCCTTCATTCTTTCATTTTCTTTCATGTCTCATTGATTTTTAGGTGAAACTTCCGGTTCCGTGGAACCGATATTTGATTGTATATCCTTTTGTCCGTTCATGCATCTGTCTCATGGCAGGACAGGAATCCGTAGTCGGCCGAGTCATCCGGCACATCGTCCCATACCAGTCGGTAATCCTCGTAGATCCGGCTCCAGTCCTCTGCAGACAGGCGCGGAAAAGAAGGGGAATACAGGCTGCGGAGGTCTTCCAGCGACAGGGACGGGTGCCGGTGCAGAATATCGTGAATCTCCTCCTCGCACTCGAAGAAGGAATCATAGAGTGCATCCGTCCCCTGATGGACATAGACGGCTGTGCAGTCCTCAATGAGATGCTCCACGAAGTCCAGGCATTTCTGCAGGTCCTTCTTGACGGTGATCTCCTCGTCCGTATGGGCGTTGTAATAGCCGCAGCTGACATTGGCACAGCTCACTTCCAGCCCGTTCTCCTTCAGCGTGAGGACATCCGTCATCAGCCCGTTGTTCTCCGCATAGCCCCACTTTTCGGGAGCAGCCTCCCGGATGAACTCTCCGGAACACAGTTCCGTGAAGCTGATGGCCGTAATCAGGTCGGAATTCCCTTTCCGGTCGGGCTGTATGACAAACCGCACGTCGTCAAAGAACGGCATGTATGCCCGGGAGCTGCCCCTGCATCCGGTTTCCTCCTCGCGGAAGAACACGACCTTGAGGACATCGTATTTCCGCAGGCATTCCAGACAGATGAAGATGCCGTTCTTGTCATCGGCCCCCAGATTCTCGAATCTCCGCTTTGACGGGGAATAGCCGAAGAGGATGCCTTTGGCTTCGACGGCCCTGAAGTCCTTTGAATGCCTGCAATGGGACACCTGGTCCAGATGGCTCACCAGGCAGGGATAGGACTCGCCGCTTCCCTTGGTTACATACAGGTTCCCGAAGCTGTCCTTTTCCAGGCTGATTTCTCCGGGAAGCCCGTTGATGTAGGAACAGAGGAAGCGGACCATCTTCTGTTCCTTTCCGCTCGGGCTGTATATGCTATACAGCTTCTTCAACAGTTGCGTATTCATGTTCTTCTTCATAAGCGTTCGTATCATCGGAATAATTCAGTGGAAGGCCGGTTTCCGGATCCAGCAGGTCGTAGTATTCATCATCGAAACAGCCCGCCTGCCCGTTCTCCAGCAGGCTTTCCACGGTATCCACATGGATGGTCTGGGATTGGTAAGCTTCTTCCTGCGGGTTCCAGATATGGATTTCCGTCAGTTCGTCGGCATCTTCAAACCATTCCTTGTCATATTCGGAGTAATGCCAGTAGTTTTCCTTGTGGCTGCTCTCGGCATCCTCCCGGCATTGTTCGCAGCAATAGTATTCTTCGGTGATTTCCGAGTAGACGGAGTGGTCTGTCAGGCAGTAGCCTTCGCACCAGTCACAGCAGACCGTATCATCGTGATGGTAATAATCACCGCAGGAGGATATGTAGTTGAAATCCTCCAGGTCGTCCACATCCACTTCGATTTCCCGTCCCTGCATGTAGCAGACCCGGGTTTCCGTGCAGTAGCGCTGGTGGTATTCATCCCATGCCTCGTCGCTTTCGTCGTCATCGCCGTTCAGATTCCGGTCGGTCGTGTCCAGCAGATAGTCATCTTCCGAATGCTTGTAGTTGTAGGCCTTCCTTTCATCGTAGTCGTACCACTTGAAGGAATCCTGATAGGAAAGCGTATTGTCCATGCCCAGGTCGCAGTCGATCTCAAACCGGCGGTCAAAAAGCGAACTTCCGTCAATGCCGACAAATGCGTTCGCTTCATGGCAGGACGCTCCCACAATCTTGTATCCGTCGATGCGGTTTTCCTGAATCAGCTTGTTGACCAGCATGTATTTCAGCATCTCGTCCTCACCGGTGGTATACTGGCGCTCCAGCAGCCTCCACCGTCTGTTGTCCTGGTCGGTGACTTCGGTGAACAGGACAGCCCTTGCCACAATCTTTCCTTCCTCGTCCTTAAGATAGGCCGCTTTGGCCTTCACCGAGTCCAGATAGAAGAAATGTCTGTCCTTGTCCGTCATGCAAGAGTTGAAGTCTCCCTTGCACCGGTAGCTGTCATAGATGGCCTCGAAGTTGTTGTCCACATGCAGCTCCATATTGGATGTACAGCCCAAAGAGAACGTGTGCCACTGCTTGGTGAACACATCCCCGCACAGCCAGTTCACGACACTGGGGGAAAGGACCTTTCCTACGGAGGTCTCCAGCATGACGGCTCTCAGGAACTTGGCCGACTTCATCTTGAACACCCTGCTTCGTTCCATATTGACATAGCGGATGGAACCGTGGTCACCGTCTTCACAGATACCTCGGGCTTCATCCGTCTGGTACTGCGCAGACCAGTAGGTGCATCCTATCAGCTCCACCTTGTGGGGAAGCGAATCATCCTGCTTGCCTGAACTGCATACGGCATCAGTGACAGACTGCTGCAGTTGAGCCATGTCCTTGATGTCAAGCAAGGTGAAATCATTCCTTTCCCGGCAATATTTCAGCAGGGCTGCATTCTTCAGATGGCTGAGCAGGATCTTGTTCTTTCTGACCTCTGCGCCGTTGCTTCTTTTTTCCACTGCGAAAATTTCCTTGAACTCTTCGTAGTTCCTGAACCGATAGTACAACATAGGCTAAAGGGTTGTGGGGTTAATGACTGGGTTATTTCCAAATGGCGGAATTGACCGTTCCGCCTGCTCTTCCCTGCCGGTATAGGCACATCCGCTTTCCGGTCCGTATTCCGGAAATCCTTTCCAAGACTGGTATCTTTTCATGATTCTTGATGGATTAAATTAGACATGACCGGCTCCTTGGAGCGCGGTATTCCTGTTTCTTACATGCCCCGTCCTGTTTTTTGCCTTGTCCAAAGCAAGGCTTGGCGGAAAAAATACCGGAACGGAGTGAGGATGATTTTTTCCGGCCAACCAGCCCGCAAGGGCCGCCTTGCCTGCGACAAGGCAAAAAGCTATCTTTGCAGGGAAGAATCAGGAATATCTGCGGATGGATACTTGAAGAACCGCTGTCTGTTTGAGGGAATAAAAAAACGGGAATAACCTTGGTCGGCTACTCCCGTTGTTGAGGATCGGATGTCTTTTACCGTTATGGATGGGTTGGCAATGCAAATTTGTCCTGTAAGGTCTGCATTTCAAATGCGATGGTGGAATTCATGATTTTTGCATAGATTCGGGTGGTACGTATATCCGTATGCCCCAGCATTTTGGCAATGGACTCCAATGAAACCTTGTTCGCTATGGCCAAGGAAGCGAATGTATGGCGTGCAACGTGTGTGGACAGCTTCTTCTTGATGTGACAGATGTCGGCTATTTCTTTCAGATACCCGTTCATGCGCTGGTTGGAAGGGACCGGCAGCAGGAATCCCCTTTCAGAGTAGCCCGGTCTCGACTTGTATTTTTCCAGAATCAGTCGGGGGATATCCAGAAGGGGGATGTCGCACATGTTGTCCGTTTTTTCCCTGGCTTTGCGGATCCACCAACGTCCGTCGTCAGCCTGCACGATGTGTTCAGCCTTCAGGTGCTTTACATCCGTAAAGGCAAGTCCGGTAAAGGAAGAAAGAAGCATCAAAGCAAGGGAGATGGGAATAAAGAGAATCAAACGGAACGCGTTGTAAAACAACGGTTTTGCGGTTGTTTGCCATTACAGCCAAACAGCAAGGAAAGGCAGGATAATGCAAGCTTTCCGCTACCAAGTCATTACCTGTCCTGCTATCAGCTTAAAGCCAGAAAAACAGCATTCCTAATGCTTGTAAACAAGCATTATACGTGTGGCAATGGCTTAAAATCAGCAGATTTAGCAGTGTCCGTTCTGTTTGCACCGTTCTGCCCCATTTCCAATTCTGTCGGTCAGCAATGTATCATTAATATTGCAACCAAAAAGTTATGGCAATGAAGACAGAAATGAAAGTACTGCTTTACATCAAACGCAGCGGACAGGACAAAGACGGGCTGTCTCCCCTCATGGGCAGAATAACCGTCAAAGGAAAACAGAACTCCATCGCACAGTTTTCCTGCAAACTCAAGGTAAATGCCAAGTTGTGGAACGCCACAGCACAACGGTGTACGGGCAAAAGTAAAATGACGGTTATGGCAAACCGTGAGATTGAACGCACGTTGCTTCTACTCCGACAACGGTTCAACGAACTGAAGGACATTAAAGAAGTAGTTTCGGCAGAGGAAGTTAAGAACGCTTATCAAGGGCTGGCGGAAGCACAGGACACCATCATGAAACTGTTTACGGAGCATAATGAAGAATATGCCTTACGTGTGGGCGTGAACCGTTCCGTAACCAGCTATTACCATTACACGAATACTTACCGCCATCTCGCCACGTTTCTGAAAGACAAGTACCGTCTTTCAGACATGCCTGTCAAGCAGATGGACGAGAATTTCATCGAGGATTTCGATATGTATATGCGCACCGTCAAGCGTTTTATGCCTAAGACCATACTCGGACATGTAAACCGCCTGAAAAGCGTGATGATGCTTGCCGTGTTCCGTGGCATTATTCCGTTCAGCCCGTTCAAAGGTTACAGACCACAAAAGCCGGAGTTCAAGCAGATGTACCTTACGGAAGAGGAACTGGGTAAGTTTGCCAACATGACTTACGACACGCCCAACCGTAACTTCACAAGGGACATGTTCCTGTTTTCATGCTGGACGGGCATCTGTTACTGCGACATGAGGGCATTGACGGAGAAGAACCTCGTAAAAGCCGAGGACGGAAGCTTGTGGATTCACACCGAGCGTCAGAAAACGGGTACACCCGAATGTATAAGGCTGATGGAAATACCGCTCGCCATATTGGAAAAATACAAGGGCATGGATGCCGGAGGCAGGCTGCTGCCTATGCTTACGAAGGAGAGCATGAACATTCATCTGAAGAAAATGGCTGTGATGTGCGGTATCAACCGTCCGATTTCATTTCATCAGGCCAGACATACATTCGGCAGCATAATATGTCTTTCACAGGGTATTCCTATCGAAACGGTAAGTAAAATCATGGGACACAAACATATCAAGACTACACAACGGTACGCAAAAGTCACGCAGGACAAGATTGACCGTGACGTGGACAGGCTGAATGATGCCATTGGCGACAAGTTCTCCCTGTTCGGGATTGATGCAGCCCCTTCCACAATACGCAAGGATAACACCCGGCGCAGGGTCAATCCAAGTTGGAAACAAAGGGCTATTGTTAAACAAATGATGGAGGGATAAGTCATGCGAAGTACGTTCAAACTATTGTTTTACATCAACCGACAAAAGGTAAAGAAAAACGGCAAATGCCCCATTATGGGACGTATTACCCTTGACGGCAAGGTGAGTCAGTATTCCACAGGATTGGAAATTGAACCTGTATATTGGGATGCCGATGCAGGCAAGGCAATTGTGGACGGACGCAAGGAAAACCTTGCAGGCGAGAAGAAAAAGGAGTTGTTCAGATTGAACGATACCTTGTCCGCATTGGAAGCCAAAGCCCGTATCGCCTATAAGGAAAATGTGGACAGCTATGGCTTCGTGTTGGCTGAAATCATCAAGAATGCCGTAACTGGTAAGTCGCAGGTAAAAGAAACCCTTCTCGCATTGATGGACGAACATAATGAGGAATACGCCAAACGTGTGGGCATTGACAGGACAAGGCACAGTTATATCCGATACCTGACCACACGCAAGCATATCCACAATTTTATGAAGTACAAGTATGACATGGAGGACATGCCATTGCGTTCGCTGACCATGCGCTTTATGACAGACTTCACATTCTATCTTTCCACCGTACTTAAATTGAAAGTGTCGGCATACAACGACTATCTCATTCTGCTGCACAAGATGACTCGGCTCGCCCTGAAGAAGCATATCCTCAAACGCGACCCGTTTGCAGGACATAAGATTGAGAAAGTCCCGGTGAACCACCGCTACCTGACGGGCGAGCAGTTTGAAAAGCTGTTGAATGCTAAACTGCCTACATACAGGCTTTGCCATACGAGAGACCTTTTCGTCTTTTCGACTTTTACGGGTATCGGGAGGGCTGACTTGGCTAACCTGACAGAGGACAACATCATCACGAAAGAGGATGGCAGCAAGTGGATTCACATTGCTCGACAGAAAACCAAAGCGGAGTGTCATATCAAGTTGTTAGATATCCCCCTGCGCATCATTGAAAAGTATCGCGGAGAAGGAAAAGACGGTAAGCTGTTTTATGTGCCAATTACCGGAAACCTCAACCGTAGTCTGAAAATGATTGTCGAACAATGCGGCTTGGAATGCCACCTTACCTACTATCAAAGCCGACACTCCTTCGCAACACTGATTTGTCTGAACAACGGTGTTCCGATAGAGAGCATCAGCAAGATGATGGGACATTCCTCCATTCGGACGACCCAAATCTATGCGGAAATCACCAACCAGAAAGTAAGCCGGGATTTGACTGTATTGTCCGAAACGACCAAAGGCAAGTTCTCCTTGCCTGATGACGGGATGCCCTCACGTGTATTCAAATGTGGCAATTACAGCGGCTGGAAAAAGGAATGTAAACGAAATTCTGACAAATGAAAAATAATACAAACATGGAACGAGGAATCATTACAATTAGTGAAATAGGAATGGTCACGATACCGACCGATCCTGTTTGGATGACGATGCAGGAAATGGCAGACCTGTTTATGGTATTCTGCTGTGACATCCGCAAGGCTATCCGTGATATTTATAAGAATCATGAACTGTTGGAAGAAACAACAATGTGCTACATCAGACAGGAAGACGGGACACGTTACGAGGTGTACAGCCTTGAAATGGTCATAGCTCTTGCGTTCAGGCTACGTAGCAGGGAATGTATGGCTTTCAGAATGTTCATTATGGAAAGGCTGTATGCCTCCAATCGGGAAAAGCCCATTCATTTGTTCTTTTCACTGTCCGAAGCCAATCCACGATACAAATGTTAATGTTGTCTGTAAGTAGATGTTCATAATTGGTTTATATCATAAGGTTTTGATACCTTTGCCTCATAAAATTCAAATATGCACTTATGGGCAAAATCAAATCAATCATATTAAAGGATTCCGAACGCTTGGCGTTGGAAACGGGTTTCCGACAGGGAGACAGCCATTGCTTTCGGATGCGCTGTCGTGCCGTACTGCTCAAATCGACTGGACTTTCCAGCAAGGCCATAGGTTTGCAGACGGAGATGTCACATGTATCTGTCAACTCTTGGGTAAAACGTTTCTTGTCGGAAGGCATCGACGGCTTGCAGACCCGTCCCGGCCGTGGGCGAAAACCTATCATGGACTGTACGGACGAGGAAGTTGTTCGCAAGGCCATAGAACAGGACAGGCAGAGCGTCAGCAAAGCTCGGGAAGCCTGGCAGAAGGCCACCGGCAAGGAAGCGAGCGACCTGACATTCAAGCGTTTTTTATCAGCCTTGGCGCAAGATATAAGCGAATAAGAAAACGCCCAAGGGGAGTCCCCTCGCCGCAACTCTATGCGTATAAGACCGAGAAGTTGCAAGAACTTGAACATCTGAACATAAACGGCAAGATAGACCTCTATTACGCCGATGAAAGCCATGTGTGCACCGAAGGCTATGTGCCTTACGGCTGGCAATTCCGTAACGAAGACGTGTATATCCCATCCCAAAAGGCACAAAGGGTCAACATCTTCGGCATGATAGACAGGAACAACCGCTATCATGGGTTCACCACGACTGAAAGTATTGACGCGGACAAGGTCGTTGAATACCTTGACACCTTTTCCTTGAACATAAAGAAAGATACGTTCATCGTGCTTGACAATGCGAGCGTACATCGAAACAAGAAAATAAGGGAATTGAGAGAACTGTGGGAGAAACGCGGACTTTTTCTCTTTTACCTTCCACCGTATTCCCCTCACCTGAACCTTGCGGAAACCTTGTGGAGGATAATGAAAACCAAATGGATCAGACCGCAGGATTATGCAAGTAGCGACAACCTCTTTTACACCGTCAATAGGGCATTGGCGGCTGTCGGGGATACCTTGGGTATTAAACTTAAACATAATGCTGCTTAATTTTGATTAGTTATGCGAATCAGCAGTTGAAAACATCTTTTGATTCTTGATTTAAAAGTTTGTAATTCAGTTAATTATCTCATTATTTCATTTTGTAATCTCCTTGAAAATCAGTAAATTAGAAGAATAAAACCACTCATTTTTCTAATTATGATTCCCAAGGAGAAAAAGTTAATACTAATAGGTTTGTATATGTATATCTGTGATGTCCATAAGTCTTCTCTGCGTTTCCACTGCCAGAGATTCAGCAACAATTCCAATCCCGAGTTTACGGATGAGGAGGTTCTTACCATCTATCTGTTCTGCGGGTACTGCCAGAGATACTTCAACATCAAGGAGATACATACTTTCGCCAAGGAGTATCTGTCATCATGGTTTCCAAAATTGCCGTCTTATCAAACGTTCTGCGTACGCCTAAATATGCTCTCAGAAGCATTTAAGGTGCTGGTGGAAACCATGATACAATCATTCAAGCCCAAGGATTGCGACTCCATTATATCCATTGTAGATTCTATGCCGATAGTGACCTGTAAAGGGAAAAACCGGGAGGGGAAAGTAGCTACGGAGATAACATCAAAAGGGTATTGCTCCACTAAGAACATGTATTACTATGGCATGAAACTGCATATGGTAGGACAGCGTAGGGAGGGAACCTTACCTTTTCCGGAAATGATAACTCTGACACCGGCTTCGGACAACGACCTGACCGTATTCAAAAGCGAATGCGTGCCATACCTATCCGGAAAGACGGTGCTTGCAGACAAGATTTACAGCGATTCCTCTTTCTTTAATGAGAGCAATCCGGTTAAAGTGCTTACTCCGCATAAAGAGATTAAAGGGGAACCCGAAGTTCTCAAACAGAGGGAGAAAGCTGCAAGAGACCTTTTCTCGCAAACCGTTTCAAAAGTCAGACAACCTATCGAATCCTTTTTCAACTGGCTGAATGAAAAAACAGAAATTCAAAGAGCATCTAAAGTAAGAGCTACCAAAGGGCTGTTGGTACATACCTTTGGAAAGTTGGCTATTGCTCTACTTACATTTGTTAATTTTTAATTTTTGAATCAGAAAGCCAACTGCTGATTCGCATTAGTTACTTATCTATAATGATAATAATGCAAGAAGCCGATGGCCGGGTAATTTACCTGTCGCCATCGGCTTCTGTTCCTTTCATACTTTATAAAATTACGTTCCCGTTCGGTAGGCGTTCCGATACCCGTCCATCACCATTTTTTCGATGTCCGATTCCTTGTAGAGAATCTTGCCGCCTAACTGATAGTAAGATACCATCCCATTGTTGCGGTAGTCCTGCAAGGTACGTCGGCTCACCTTGAGCCATGCCGACACCTCCTTGTCCGTAAGGAAGCGTTCATTACTGAATGAAGCCCTGCTTTTCTCGTTCATGCTTTCAATGCCGTTGAGCATGGAATCCAATTGCTCCATGAAGCCGATAGCCCATTCATCGTTAGTCATAATCGTTTTGTTCATTTATTACAGTGGATTTAGTGGTACAATAAATTCAATTACATTCAGATGGTCTTTCCCCGACAGGCGGCATCCTTTCGTCTGTCCTCCACAAGCCGTACGATACTCAGCACATCCTCCGGCTTGTAGAAAATCTTATGTCCAATCTGGGAGTAAGCCAGCGTTCCGTTGTCACGAAGCGTCTGCAAAGTTCTCGGACTGATGCGCAGCTGCTGGCAGACATCCTGATTGTCCATCCAGCGGCTGAGCTGTCCTTCCTCCCTCTTGCCGAGGATTTCATTCACCCGGTCGGAGAAGCGGTTGAACTTCCCGACCATTTCTTCAAACACGTCTTTCGAGATAATCACAAATTCATTCATTGCATATACTGTTTTTATTGTTGGTAATCCTGTTTGTCTGCAAAGTAAAGCCAATACCAACATCGGACAATGGCTTTATTACTGACTGGCAGCTTGTGGCTGCAAGTGGTAGGGATTGGCTTAATTCCATATTCCGCAACAGCCCTTCCGGTTGCCGACTGTACAAAGAAAAGCCAAGTCCAGCAGATTCCAACCAACTCGCAGCATCGTGGCAGCATTTGGCACTGGTACGGTAGTCTGTGGCGCATTTCGGATACCATGTACTGCAAGATGATTCTCCAATCAAGACCCTGAGAACATTTTTATTTTCGTATTATCCGTTCAGATTAGGCCCTTAAATATGAAACGGCTATTTTCTATCTCTGTGGCAAATCGGTGAATCATCCACCACTAATCATACATGAAAAATGCAAAATGCCACATTGTTGCCACAGCCAATCCAAGTATTTGACTTCCTGCATTATATCCATTTCCTTTGCTGCCGATAATCGGTCAAATGTGCGCACTACAACCACTATTGTTAAACATTTAATTCAAACAAGTATGAGAAAGAATGTAAGCAACCAGACGCTGGATGAAGAGTTGAAAATCTTTTTGGGAACCAAGCTGGAAGTGGAAGAACAGAAGCCTGCCGGTATGCCGGCACAGGAGCACGAGGATGTACAGGCAGGTACGGATGAGAACATGAATGAACAAACAGGTGAAACCGTGCAGGAAAATACGGATGGAAGCCCGCAGGTGATACACCGTGTCAGCGGCAAGCAACGCAGGGCATCGCTGGAGGAATACAAGGCAATGTTCCTCCCGATACCGTCCATCGAAGACCGGAAGCCCGTGTTCCTCAGCCGCGACACACGCGATGCCCTCGACCGCATCGTCAGCCTGTTCGGCAGTCGCAGGATGAGCGTGTCGGGACTGATGGAGAACATCGCCCGCCACCACCTTGCCACCTACGGGGAGGACATCGAGGCATGGCGTAAACTCTGA